TCTCAGATACATCCCTAAGTCTCACATTAAGCATTACGGGGGATGTTAATTGCTGTTGATTTTTATATGCTGCATTTAAAGCATAACCAGAAAAAGGAAAGAACAACTCCTGCACCAGTTCGTCAGCCATTGTATAACTCCTTAATACTGAAATCTTGTACCATAAATTGTTCCCACATTTCCAAATGGGGAGTTGACATTATTTGGCCCAAACGTCCCAACTGTATTTGGCTTCCGTATTGCGTTGTCTCGTATAGCTTGTGGAAGAAGAACATTATACAGATTGGTTGTGTGTGCTGTTTTTGCACCATCCTCATCAAACATCTCAACCTCAGTCAGGCAAAACTCAGCCAAGACATGAGAGATATTTGCAGGGCAACAGGGAATATCTGTATCAGCCGTGAGTACATTTGTGAAAATCTTGTACTCGTAGTGATACTCAATAGATTGTGAGGGAACAGGGTAGAATACAACACTGCACCTTATCCCAACCTTTACATCGTAAGAACTTACAAAAGTGTAAAACTGTGGTGGCCCATTTTGTGGGTAATACATTTGGTATTCCCATATATGAGAAATGGTTTCCTCTGTGGGATTAGAAAATGAAGTGTTCGGGTAACATTTGAACGGTGTCTTTATTACTGCATAATCATCTGGGAGTTCATAGGTATCCTTGCCAGCATCAACCTTTAAAGTTGCTTGTGTCAATAAGAATCCCCAATCAAGAGCCAGAAACTTACGATATGCGTCATTAACACGCCTCTTGGCTTTAGCTATCTTCGTTGCATCCGTAGAGTCTCTACCAGCACCCTGATATTCGAGTACATCCTTATATAGCTCACTGAAGTTTTTGGAAAAAGTAGATTCCATATTTATTCCTTTTTTATATTATTGTCAGCCAACTTTTCATTAAGTTTAGCAATAGCTTCCTGACCTTTTTGGATGGCTTCTACCATCACTCTATGACTCTGCATAATTGCAATCATCTCAACAGCATTAAGAGTCTGACCATTGACAGTACCTCTAACCTGAGATAACACCTGATACACATTTTTAACAGCATCTTCTAAACTAATTTTATCCATTGGATTTTCCTTTAAAAAAGTGATGTGGGGTCAGTATCCTACCAACCCCACGCCACGCATTTTGGAGAAAGTCCATTTCCTCTTCTTGCCTAATTAAACACCAGCATCCTGTAAAGCAGGAATGTAGTAAGTGGTAGCACCAATCTTGACAGGAATCATAATATCACCCATTGCAAGAGCAGGAGCATCACCAGTTGAAGCATAAGCACCAACAGATGCCGCAGCATCAACTTCCAAGAGATTCAAGAAGCCAAGGTCAGTTCCCTTTTCAATCAATATAGCGGTTTTCAAAGCTGTATTGATTGTGCCACGAGTACGCAATTTAAGGGCATACTCCTTGGTATTAACTCCACCTTCACGGTTGCAAGACACATCAAGGCCACCAAACTCATCACCTGTATCCGCAGCTAAATCCTGAGCATCCACATTCAAACCCTTTACGGTTGACTGTACGCTGCCCACTTTAGCGGATACACTGATTAAGTTTTCCAAACCACCAACAACGCCACCGGAGCGATTACTTACACTGGCATTCAAGCCTCTGAAGTAAAAAATCTCTTCGTTAGCAACATAGTTGCTTCCAGAAATACGCAACAGGGCATCATCGCAGCCAGCAGTAGTAAGAATACCAGCAGTCTTGTCACCAAGAATACCAACGCCCCAACTACGGGGGCCAGCCGCTCCTGCACCTCTAAATACATCACCTACGTCAATCAACAGACCATAAAAATCCCCTGTTGTATCCTCCATACGAGAAACTTTTATTCTATCATCTGCATCATTGGAATAGTTGTTCTCATCATAACTAAAATCAATACTCATTGTATTTTCCCTTCTCTGCTATTATGCAGTACCATATACAAGAGCCTGAGATTTCCTATTCTTACAAACAAGCTGAACGCTGAAATCTACATTCGTTACAGCTACGTTAGGATTGCCCGGCATCAACTGCGGAGCAGATTCCTTAAACTCATAACCTCTGAGAACAACTGTCTCAAGTTCGTTGGAGTTGATGAAGTATGCAGGATATTTACCCTGAAGGTCAACATCCCCATAACCCCCATCAGCTACAAGGTCAAGATATTCAACAGTTTCCATCGGAATACCATTGAAAGCATGCTGACCATTGAACTTAGCAAGGTCAAAACCAAAGTTGTTGCCAAGATTGTAATGACGAAGAATTATGCCCCATGCTACCGAGAAGGCAGTGTTGACATAAATCTTATAGTTGCCCAGTGGGTTCTTGTCCACAATATGAGCAATGTTCTGTGGAGCTTTGAACTTGGTCTTAATCTGGGCCAAATTCATTGCATTCAACAGAGACAGCGAATCCTCTTCAATGGTAGAAGCAATAGTTCCAGCTACCAAGTCCTCTACTGGGGTAGTGTGAGTACCAACATAGTTAGCCCACAGAGGATAAGTAGTTGGGTTAATGTTACCAACAGTTGTCAGAACATTTGCACTTCTATCAAGAGAAGTTGTGCCGGCCTTAGATACCCAATAAGGGATACCACGAAGGCTGCCAAATTCAGTTGCTTCTCCAATAATGGTCTGCCAGCAGGCTTCCTCAAAAATACCTGCCAACTTTGTCATTGTTTCATGACGACCAACTTCCAGAATATCAACGATACGCTCTGGGTCACGGTTCATTGCCGTTTCGTGACCATCATACATCCAATAGGTATAAAGATGTGCCCAAGGAGACTCACCAGTTACCAGATAATCTTCATGATTGTATTCTCTTGTTGCATAGAGTCCAGTGAAGCCACCCTTTGTGGATTTCTTCAGGGCAGTTCTAAACTCTACCTTGTGACCACCAGTGGCCTTCATACCTTTTGCCAAGGCACGATTCAGAATTGGGAAATCCTGATGTTCCGCAGGAGAACCCCATTCCAATCTTTTCCTGAACGGAATTGTTGCATTCACTAAATCGAGAATGCTTGATTCCGGTACATAGCTATTAGCCATTTTAGTTTTCCTTTACTTTTACCATCCACCCTCACCCTTACTCAAGACTTTAGTAACAGCTTTAACCAACTCTTGTCGTTGGTCTTTTGGTGCTACCTTTGAACTCTTTTTAGATGAAGGTCTTTGGATAAGATTTTTTTCTCTTGTTTCGACTTCTTTGAGCACCTGCTCACGACTTACTTTTTTCTTCTGAGGATTTTTATTTTCATAAAGACTCATTGCAGCATCAAGAGCCTCCTCAATAGAAATCTTTTGTCCACTCACTTGAGCACCAATCAGGATATTATCCGCTGATTCCCAAATGTTCTGCCTTATTGCTAAGTCAACGGCGGACAATGCTTTGCTGTTTCCAAATTCAACATGCTCAGCAGCTTTACTATCAAAGAATGAATCAATCTTCTTGTCACGCTCTACTTCAGCGGACTTGGTAGATTCAACATTATTTGTTGTAACCTGCTTTGTTAAATTTGAAATCTGGGTGGTCAGGGCATTAACAACATTCTTTAATTCCTTGACTTCATCCAAGTCATCCTCTCTGACCTCTACTTTCAGGGTAGCTGGTTTAGCTTCCTGCTTTGGAGTTGCAAGGGCATTCTTCTCTTTCAGTTTCCGTCCAATTTCGCCAAGCTCTGTTGAAACTCTATCAGAACTTTCTGCAAATCTGGATAAAACCAATTCTGCCTTATCTCCCAAATCCAAAACGTCTTGGTCAGTAAGATGATTGCGCTTAGCAGCCTGTAAAAGACGAGGTGGTAGATTCAGCTTTGAAATATCTTCCTCAGTTTTGACAGTAGTTTCAGATTTCTCTTCAACTTTATCATCTTGAGTAGATTTCTCTGCTGCATCTTCAACGACTTTTGCTGCTGCTTTTTCTTCTGGTTTTTCTTCTTTTTCCTCTTCAACAGGGGGATTAACTATTGCGTCAATAGCTGCTACTTCACTCTCCCTGTCAATAATTGCCTCATCACTTGATAATTCTACTTCCTCAATAACTTCTTCTGTAACTTCCGGTTTTACTTCGTCTGCCATTTTACTTCTCCAATTATATGCTTCTCTTCTCTTATAGGAAACATTCCAATTTTAAGAAGAGGTAGGGTACTTTGAAGTTCCATCTCACATTAAAAATAATTCTGCAATGCTCTCCAAATCTATTGCGATTAAATATCTTTTATACAAATCTTTTACAACATTTGATGGCACAGCCAAGGTGATATTAACATTGTCTCCCATAACAACTATTCCATAAAGTGTAACTCCCTTATAAAGTCCACCACCGGAACAGCCGCCAAATACTTTCATATTTAAAAATATAAGTTCTGTGTTTGGGTAAATGTACCTTGTAAAGTGATTCTTATAAACTACACCCCACAGTACACTGTTTTCCCAAGTTCCCTCAGCGTTTCCAATGTTGTGTAGCCTGTCCCCAGCCTTTATAATATCTGAATCACCAATGCTGGCAAACTTATAATCTTTTCCGGGAATATCAATGATAGCTACATCAGCATACCTGTCTTTAAAATACTCAGTAACATAATAATATGAGCCATCTTGTAGGGTAATCTTTAATTTACTTGCCCCATCCACGCAATGCTTAGCAGTTACTATGTTGCCATCTTTACTTATCAAAACACCAGAGCCCACCCAATACTCTGTCAGTACACCATTGGCTTCAACTATCCCCTCAACAAGGACGTTATAGCTTTGGGTAGCCTTTATACTTGGCTTATCAATTACTGCCCCAACTATTCCCAGCACTACTAAAATAATCAACATTAAAGTACAGATTGGGAAATTAACTTTACGTTTGTGTTTCACCTTACACCCCGCATACTTGGAAACTGCATAACCTTTTCCCTCATCCCTGCCTCATGTTCCCTATATTCCTTGGACTCTTGTAAATTTACCATGCCTTTTCTTTTAAGGTGGTCATTTAGTGTCTTAGCACTGTCAACATAAATACCCAAGTCGGGAGAAAAATACGGGTGGAAATCCCCGTCTGAGCAGATGTTTGCTCCACTACCATCTGGTGAATACCCAGATGCAATTTCCCCGCCACAAGCATCACATTTTTGATTGTAGTTAATCTTCTCGTGGCCTCTTTTACCAACAAACTCAAAGTCCTCATCATTTATTAAGTTGTTGTCAAATTCTTTTTTGCACTGTGTGCAGTGAAACATGGTATTCCCCTTAATCCTGTACCCCTATCACCAAAAATTCAAAGGTACATTTTTCCAAGGCAGTATTGTTTTTTATATAAACCGTTCCGCTGGGCTTGAAGTAATGTGCCTCACCCTCTGGTATAACTAACTCGGCATTAAATGTGGTTACATAGGATGTGTCCACAGCTAAGTCGTTATCAATGGCCCTTATCCATATACCCAGAATTGTATCTACTGCACCAATGTTCAAGGCCTCAGCTACATCGGCAGTTTCCTGCATTTGCTGCTCAGTGCTGCAAGTTACTTCTGGTGCAACACTCCCTGTGAAAATGTTTTTCTTCTCTGTGCCTTTTCCAAGACCATTCACAAACGCATTGACAGATACTTGATATTCAGCAGCCAATTTAATTACCCCTTAATTTTCTTATTTGTTTTTCTGACATTCCAGATTTTTTAAGTCCCTCTGTTATCTGTGATGTCCTATCCTTACTTTTTTGTTTCTTCTTTTCAGCAGTTATTTTAGCTGCATCACTGGAAGGATGTGCTCTCTCAGATTCAAGCAGCTTACCAGAAAAATAATCTTTAGTTTTCTGCCACACACTGCGGGACTTTTCTTGCTTTAAAAGTTCATCTCTAACAGCCTGTGCCATTTTGTGGCGATTCTTTTTGGTCTCTTCTTCTTTTTGCTTCTGTTCTCTGTTATATCTTATTTCGGGTGATTCAGCCATTACTTATCCCTCTCTAAAACCTCTTTAACAGCATCCTTAGCATTGCTAATAACCTCCATCCCCATAACATCAAAGTTATAGCTGCAAGATTGTTTCTTCTCCTCATTTCTCTCAGAGTAGGATGTTAATTTAATTTTAACCTTCGCAATTATAATCTTACCAACATCTTTTCCATCAAAGGGTAATTCCTTATCTACATAGAAGGATGGGTAATAAGGTTTAGATTCCGAAGAACACGGTACACACTTATCCTTAGATACTATCTGCAAATCAATTTTAGTTGCCATCTGTTATTTTCCTTTAATATGCTTCTTAACTGCCTTAATCATTTTTTCACGCTTCTCTTCTTTGCTCCATCTTTCGGCAATAGCTGGATGCTGAGAGTACAGGTAACGTCTTTGTTTCTCACTTTTGAATGGCACTACTCCCTCGCATTCTTACCGGCCTCTGTATTCGCTGGACTGGACTGCCCCGCCGAGCGAGTTTGCTGCTGATTAAGATTTTCTTGACGACTTGCTGGGGAAGCACCTTGTCTATCCCCAATTCCTGAAACCTGACCTTTTAGCGGCTGATACGGCCCAAGGTCTGTATTCATAGTTACAACGTTTTGGTAGATTAAGTCAATTTCACCGTCAGTTAAATCCATATCCCTTGTAACTTCCTTAACTAATCTTGGTATATCAACCACTACACCCTGCTGTTGAGCAATTTCCATAGTTGGTAAAATCAATCCTGTTACAACCTGCATTAACTTCTGCATTCTCATCTGCGGATTCTGACGAGACAGAGAGTAAGGAACTACCTCAAAGTTGTAATCCCAAAAATCACCTTCTCTTGTGTCGGCTGTAACACTTACTGGTATTTCACCAAGTCCCTGTATCCTCTTAGATACAGTTATATTCATAAGAGGGTCAGTAAAAATATAATATGCCATCTTATGTAATATGCTCTTAGTACAGTTGTGTGCAGCTTGAATCATATCATCAAGATTTGCAGAAGCATTTGTCATAAGCATCTGTTCTTGACCAAGGGTTGGGGCAGCAGATTTCATACCACCAACTACTGGCATATTAACTGGTGCTTCACCCCAAAGACCTTTTAAGAAAGCAATCCACTGATACTGTGATGGGTCAATCTCCCCAAGTTTCAAGGTGGTGAAAGCATTTATGTTATTAACTTTTATGGTCTGCATGTGCTTTGCACTGAGGATGTTTGTAACATCATCTGCCGCATTTCCTTCATACGGAAATACAGTTTTTGCAGCCTCAGCTTCACGAGCCATTTTACGAGCCATTATATTTATGTAATAATGTAAATCAAGTCCCTCATATAGAGGTGCTATGGGAATAACACTCTCAGGGAAAGTGGAAAGACTCATGATGTCAAAAGGCCCATCAACTGGGCCATTGAAATCTACAACTCTGAGTGGCTTGTCCCCCTTGCCTTTTTCGGGAATAGTAAGCAGTATATTTTCAGATGGTATGTACACCTCGGCGAGTCTTACATAGGGTTTAAAAGTATTTAAAAATGCGTTCCCACCACCGTCAGATATTTCCTTCGGAGACGCTTTTGCCCATTTTATATATGACTCACTTATTTTGTCATAATTTTCGTAAAGACCACTGTTCAAGACGTAATCAACTGGAACATAAAACCAATTTCCCTCAAAAT